ACGAAAAAAAGAAATTCCTATCAGCACTATTCCCGATTGAACTAACCGATAAAGCAAACGAATTATGAGCATAGCACCACAGTACCCAAAGTTACAAGTACCCGATATGACACCACCACCACAAACCAAAGCAGGCAGACCACGCAAACAAAACAAGAAACAAACCAAAACAATCAGGCTTTACCCGTCTGATATTGCGGCCATTACAGCACAACACGACACCATACAAAAGTGGATAAATAAAGTAGTAAAAGAAATATCTGAAATAAAATAAAAAAAGTGTTGCTTTTATTGAAAAGTTGTTTACCTTTACACTCTAAACCAAACGATATGAACATTTACAAAGTAACATTTAGCACTAAAGACGTAATGATAGGTTTTACTGCCGTAGTATCTCGCTGGCAGATTGTAATTGCAGAATCAGCAGCAGAAGCAATCGAAAAAATTGAGCGCAATTATTCCAACATTCACGGGAATATGGAAATAGAAAAAAGAAACAACTAATTAATTATTTCCGTTGGGTGATAACGCAAAGCACTATTTTTTAACCGATAAATTGAGGATATGAACTTCAAAAAACTAAATTCGATTATCAGCAAACTCGAAAGCTGCAAAGAAGAACTTGAAACACTTTGTGAGCAAACGCAAGAGCAAAGAGAAAAAAAGCAAGAAAGCTACGATAACAAGTCCGACAACTGGCAAAACTCAGAGGCAGGCGAAAAAGCATACAACGCTATTGATGCACTCGATGGCGATATTCAAAACCTTGAAGATGCCATAAACGAAATAGACAGCGCACTTTCTTCACTCGGAATGTTTGAACAGGAATAATCTCCACTAACGCAAAGCACTATTTTTTAACATTTAAATTTAGGATATGACACACATTAACAAATACAAAGTAAAATATTCCTACAATAACGGAGATGGTATAATCTGCACAAAGTACGGCTGCAAAATGAGCGCAACCACGCCAACAGAGCAAGAGCTATTGCAGTGGGCTGAATACAACACGATAGGCGGCGGATATGATTATAAAATACTTTCCGTTTCCGAACCATACTAACTAACCACCAAACCGCACCTGCTACGGTAACAGGGATAAAATGAAACCAATAACATGGGAGAAAGGAGAACTAATAGAAAATCACGGCTCAGGATGCAAAGAATACGCAATGAACGGAGTTGATAAAGACGGAATAGAATACATAGCAACAGGCGTATATCAAGACGGAGTATTTGAGGAAATAATAGACATTGAATTAGCATAAACACTAAAACCAAACCACAATGACCAAATGCACAGTAATTTTCGACCAACCAAAACAAGGCAAACCGATTGAGTTTGTGAAGGTAGTAGATGATAAAATAGAAGTTGCGCCACCATACACAGAGCCGAAAGAATGGAATAACATTGAACTCATAGCCCGTAAGTGCTATAAAAATTTAGATGTTATGTTTGCTTATGATGATAGAGGTAGGGAATCGGGTATGGTGGTTTTCGGTCACTGGAACGATGGGTATGCGGAATAACACTATTTTCAAACCAACTAAAACAAACAACATGAAACCAATAATAAAACAAGAACAGCAAGACACAACAGACACTATACTGACCAGCGATATAAAATACAAGCATATTGTAGTCGCTATAAATCCGTATAAAGTACCAACAATTCTAAGTAAGCCGTTCGATGAAAGCGGTAGGGAGTTAACATTTTTGTCAGTAGCCGAAGATTTTACAAATGGTAACGGATACCCATTTTCATATAATGAAGATACTATAGAATCGATGGTTAACTACGCTATTAATACCGGCTGGAATGTCGCCGTCTACCCACAATCCGAGTGGAAAGCCGCACTGAAATGGCTGATTGATAATGCGTAGGTGAATGGTTGCAGTGGCGAAATGGTAAACGCGCGTGAGCATATTTAGAGCGAACACTAAATACACGGGTTACAGGTTCGAATCCTGTCTGCAACACAAATTAAAATTTACAACCATCACACAAATCCAAACCGAAGCCGAACAACGTTATCCATTTATTGACGGGAATGACGAACACAATAGAATAGCAACCATACGCCGTTTTGCGTACGTCAACGGCGCAAACCGTAACACATGGGTGAGCGTGGATGTGCCTTCTGAACCATACAAAGAGTATTTGTGTTGGGATAGCACCAAAGAATGCATTTGTGTATGTACCAGATTTGAAGGTTTGTGGCTTGACGATAATTCAACCGAGCGTTCAATTAGTCATTACCAACCCCTCCCACCAAAACCCTAATTTTGTTATTCCAAATGTTTAGCGTAATTTTGGGGAATGGACGAAATAATAGATATTACTAATTTGAATGAAAAGCAAAAGGCTTTTTGTCATGAGTATCTATTAGATTTAAATTGCACTCAAGCTGCAATCCGGGCAGGATATAGTCAAGACACAGCTTATTCTCAGGGGCAACGATTGTTGAAGAATGTTGAAATACGCGCGTATATACAGCAAAAGATGAAGGACCGCAGCGAAAACACGCTTGTTGACGCTGTTTTTGTTGTTGAGCGATTGAAGGAAGTTGCCGACCGATGTATGCAGGCTACTCCTGTTATGGTGTTCAATCCGATTGATAAGTGCATGGAGCAAAAAACCGATGAATCAGGGCAGGGAGTTTGGGAATTTGACAGCAACGGAGCGAATAAGGCACTTGAATTGATGGGTAAACACGTTGCCATGTTTACCGAAAAGAAAGTAGTAGATACTAATCTTACAGTTGGTCAGGTGTTCAAAATAGGCGACACGGAAATAACAATGGGCTAATGAAGCAGGTGTTATTTGAGCCATATCCAAAACAGTCGCAGTTCATTGAGGCGGCATTCTCAGGTAAATACAAATACATTCTTTACGGTGGCGGTATCAGGTCGGGTAAGACGTTCTGCGGTCTTGCTACGCTGATACTGCTTTGCCGTGTGTACCCGTGCAGCAGATGGGCGATAGTGCGTGATACATTGCCCACATTGAAACGTAATACCATACCATCTTTTAACAAAATTGCGCCGTCAAACTTTATTAAGTCTTACAATCAGGACACTCAAACCGTTACCTTTAAAAACGGGTCGCAAATCATTTTCTTTGCAGAGAACTATGATGATGACAAGGAGTTGAACCGATGGAAAGGGTTGGAGGTTAACGGGTTCTTATTGGAAGAAGGGAATGAAGAACAGGAAGTATCGTTTTATAAAGCGATAGAGCGTGCAGGTAGCCATATTCCAGCGCAACCACATAGAAAGCCTAAGCCATTAGTTTTGATAACCTGCAACCCATCACAAAACTGGGTTAAAAAGCTGTTTTATGACCGTTGGAAAGACGGCACATTACCGCATGATTGGTTATATGTTCCAGCTACGATAATGGATAATCCGGCGATTACGTCTGACCATGATTACATGGATTCACTAAAAAACATGCCGCCGTTATTGTACGACTTGTATGTTAATGGCAACTGGGACGTGAATATGAATGAACATCCGTGGTTGTATGCAATGGATGAGAATATGCATGTACAGCCCATAAATGTTTTGGAAACGTTCCCGATATACCTATCCTTTGACTTTAATGCCAACCCAATGAGTTGCACGGTGTGGCAGCGTTCACCAAATATCGCAGGTAGTGGTTCATTTCTGCATTGCATTGATGAGTTTGGCGGTCATATGAAAATAGACGAACTATGCCAGCGTATAAGGTCATCTTACCCAACGCACATAATGTACGTTACAGGCGACAGGAGTGGGCAAAATGAGGACGTAGGGCGCAACCAAACAGCGTACCAAATGATACAATCATTGTTGCAGTTATCGCCAGCGCAAATGAACCTGAACAGCGCAAACCTCACACACTTTGATAGCCGTGTGTTGTGTAACATGATGTTTACAAAATACCCGATACTAATAGACCCGTGCTGTAAAAAGTTGATTGAAGATTGCAGGAAAGCAAAGGTAGATATTAACCATGCCACAGGTAGCCAGCTATTGAAAGACAGGAAGGATAATCAAATGGATTATTTCGATAGTATGCGGTATATGTTCCAAACGTACTACAATGACTACATTATGAGTACCTACATACCGATGACACAAAAGGGAGTAATAAGCCCATACATACCACCTGAACCAACAAAAAAGATACCAATATTTAATCCTATTACTGGTCAGCTATCCGAAATTTGATAAATAATATTATATTTGCCGTATGACAGCAGCACACAACAGCAACTACAAATTAGTATTAGAGCATGGCGGTCATCGTTTCTACATGCCTACTGAAACAACCGCCTACCATAAATCACGGGAACTTGCAATGGCAGGGCAGGACACATTCAGCCGTGCAGGGATAGACCCCGAAACATTACGGGAATTTGCCCAATTACTTTTAGATAAAGCGAACAAAGTAACTAACGATGCCACATTACGCACCGATGTAGGAGTAGTGGCTACTAACTTACTGTTACGCCTACGTGAGCCGATTGATGAACTATGTGCTATCCGTATGGGCGCAATAGCTTGCATACATGAAGATGAAGACCCCGACAAATGTACTCAGTCATGGATACAGCGTAAAATACAGCTTGCCAAAGAACACCCGGCTATCTTTGATTTTTTTTTGCAAATGGGTATAGCGTTTACGCCCGAATACGTCAATCTCTTACGTGGTTTGGAGGCAGAGGAGTATTTATTGAGGAGAAACAGACAGATAGAATTGCTAACACCGATAACCCAATAAGACGGGTAGAGCAAATGTATTTTGATAGTCAGCAGACGGCGTTAAGGATAGCAGAAGGTGAACATAGTGAGGCAGATTATATAATGAATTGCAGTTACTTTGACTATTACGAACGTATATTACATTCAATCACATACAGTAATTGGCTAAATCCAAAAAAATGATAGAAACAATCGAACACAATAACCAGCGTTATCCGAGATTCCAGGCGCAAGGTAATGCAGCACAGTTTTGCAGACCATTTGCGCAACAGGTATGCAAAGGCAATGGTTACGATATAGGCGGCAACCGCTTGCAATGGTGCTATGAAGATGCTTTAGGCAATAAGGCGTTACTGATAGACCCGTTATACAACGCTGAATATGATGCGTATAAACTGCCTGACATGAAGGTAGATTATATCCATAGTTCGCATTGTTTGGAGCATTTACCTAATTGGGTTGATGCTATTGATTACTGGCGCACTAAGTTGCATAAAGGCGGCGTGTTGTTCCTGTATTTGCCCGATTACAGTCAGACTTATTGGCGTGTGTGGCAGAATAGAAAACACATACATACGTTCACGCCTGATATTTTACGGGATTACCTGAATGACAGGGGCTGGGCTAATGTGTTTGTTAGTGGCGTTGACTTAAATAATTCATTTTGCGTAATAGCTGAGAACCAATGACAAACATAGAAGATGCCCCGAAATGGAAAAGGTTTAAAGTTGATGGTGATAGCAGGGTGTTTGTTATGGGTGTTGTAGGTAGTGGTGATTTTGTTTCTGTTATTGAGTTTAAAAGTGGTGTATTGCATTATCCCGATGATGACGAACCGATACCAATGTTTAAGAAAGGTACTAAAATAACATTCATATGAAAGTAGCTATTGTAATACCCGTATACAACCGTCCTGAATATGTAAAGCGGTGCTTTGCATCTTTGGAGCAAATGTACCGACACGATAAGAAAAGCAATCCAGCACTTGTAATTGTAGATGATTGCAGTACGGAAAATATGCCGCCTATTAAATTTAGTACCCCATCTACATGCGACATTATAACCCACACTAAAAACACAGGTGTAAAAGGGGCTTTGCTTGCGGGTATAGAAAAAGCATTTGAACACGGCGCAACATTATGTGATTAAGCCAGCTATCAACGGGATAAACATGTGCTTTAATAAGGCGCAATATGAAACGTATATAAAACCTGCATTACTAAGTAATGGTAATTGGGATGCAAGTGTTTCTAAGGCAGCGCAAAGGTTTGCTATTGCCACCCCATCATGCGTTCAACACATCGGGCTACAATCATCAATGGGGCATGTAGGGGCAGACGTAGCGACAGACTTTAAACAACTATCATTACCTGATGTTACATTGTTTGGGATTGATAGCCACGACATTGCAGGTATCAAACGTGCAGCCGAAATAAGCCAGCGTGATATAGAATTTGGGGCGATTAAGATAATCACAAAAGACCTGTTTACCAAAGGCGGCGACAGGGAAACACGGCGAACGGATTATAGCCGTTTCATGATAAAGGAACTTACTAAGCATTTTACCACATCGCATGTACTTACTATACATGCAGATGGGTATGTATTGGATTGGTCAGCATGGAATGACGATTGGCTACAATACGATTACATCGGGGCAAGTTGGTGGTACAAGGACGGCAAAAACGTAGGGAACGGGGGTTTTTCATTGCGTAGTAAAAAGCTATGTGATTTACTTGCCGAAAGTGATTTACAGGGCGAACATTACCACCCTGAAGATTCAGCTATATGCAGGATTTACCGACCTGCATTGGAAACAATGGGCATAAAATTTGCACCTGCTGAAGTAGCGGATAGGTTTAGCATAGAGGCGTATAATGTACCCCCGCCTGACAATAAGTATATCGGTTCTTTTGGCTTTCATGGCACTCATGTTGATTTGTCTATGTTGCCACCTGATTTGCAGTACAGACCACAGATAAGAGATACACGCAATCACAGACCAGTTAAATTAAATAGACGATGATAATACTACCAAATCAATTTTTTGGCATTGGTGATGTCATTTTCACCCAAACATTAGTACGCCGCATAGCCGCATCACACGGCGAAGGAACAAAAATAGTTTGGGGCGTGCTTAACCATTTTGTTGATGGGCTTAATCGTGCTTATCCTGATATTACTTTTGTAGATTATCGCAAAATACCGATTGACTATGAGCGCAGAGATGATTATTACATTAACCTGCCTGAATATGGTGAGTGTCGGGTATTGCCTATCCGTTGGGCGTGTGAAAATTTGAAGTTACCGTATGATGAATGTATGTCGGCGAAGTATCAAATGTATGGTATGGATTATCAGGATTGGCGGCAAGATGCTATCTGGAAACAAGATATAGATAGATGTGTGTTTAATACTGTACATGAAAAATACACTTTAGTTAACAGAACTTTTGGCAGCGATGGTAAAATGCAGGTAAACATACCTAAACAGGAAAACGAAATTGAATTAACTAATTTGGCAGGTTTTAGCCTATTTGATTGGGCTAATATAATCAAGGATGCCAATGATATCCACACCGTAAACACATCAATAATTTACCTACTTGAATTGCTGGACTTAAGAGCAAAAGAAGTACATTTGTACCAACGTCCGATTAAAGGACAAACGTTTGAAAATATCCGTTACCTGTTAAAGCGGAATAAATATATATTTCATGGCTAAACACTCCATAGAAACACGGGGCAGCACGTTATTTACCGAATTGTCATATGATGATAAGGATAACACGCTGATAGTTGACATGATTAACTTTGGGCGTTACTCATATCGGCAAGTACCTGTATTTGTGTGGCAGTTTTTTAAACAGGCGTCAAGTTACGGAGTATACTACAATACGTATATCAAAGGTGTTTACCAATTTACACGGCTAAGATGACCGTATCCATAATCACCCCATGCACACATGACAGGGCGCAATTTATAGAACGGTTAGCAATCTGCATTGAGCGGCAAACAGTACAGCCGTTAGAATGGTTGATTGATTATGAAGGTGGCAGAATAGGCGAAAAGCGGAACAGGCTTAACGCATCAGCAAAGGGCGATATTATTATTCCGATGGATAGCGATGATATTTACCTGCCAACATACATCGAACGGGCTGTAATAGCCCTGCAAATGTCAGGCCGGCAACTTGTAGGGCTTGATACATTCCCGATGCACAATGTAGTTACAAACGAGGTACACCAATTCAATAACCCAATGGCAGTAACAGAGGCGACACACGTATACTATCGGCGTGGATTTCCTTTGTTTCCTAACGTGCGAACGGGTGAGGGTAAGGCAATACTAAAACAGGTTAATTATACCAGTTATAATAGCAATGACTTTATGGCTACCGTACATGGTAGTAATACATGTTCACATGAGGTATTACCGCTAATAAAAAAGCTGCCCCAAAATGAGGCGGCTTTAATACTAAGCAGGTTCTATTATTAGTCTTCGCTTTGAGCGGCTGCAACTGCCTTAGAAATATCAATAATCGTTGTTTCACGTTCTTTTGGTACGTCCTCAACAACAGGTTCGGGATAGTTTTTCTCATACTGCTTTATCAGCCCGTTCCACACTTCGGAAAATTCAAACGTAATTATTGCCAATGCTTTTAGGAATGTAATGTACTGTTTTGGCTGCATGTTCATAGCCCTGCCCGTTGCCTGCGGTAGTATCTGCTTTAATACCTGCATATCGGAATAGCTAAATTCGTTAAACTTGCTTTCCATTACCTTAACATACCATGTGTCAGGAACACGCAATGAAAGCGGTGAAAAGCAGTTCATAGCCCGTAAAAAACTATCTTTTACATTGAAGTCGGCAGGTATTTTGTCAACAGGTATTGTAAACATTTCCGTTTCAACCTGTTTGTTAAAGGCTGCGATACCTTCGTCAGTAATCTTTTTTTGTGGTTTGCCGTTTAGTTGTGGCTGTGTCATAATATATCTTTATTTTTGTGAAATACAAAAGTAACAAATTATGGCTGAAATAGTAGATTTAATTGCTAAATTAGAATTGCAGGTAGGCGGTAGCGACCAGTTAATGAAACAGGTACAGGCATTTAAGGCGCAATCTACTGCAATAGATGAACTTACCCGTAAGCGTGATTTGTTGGAAAGGCAGTCTGCAAAGGATAAAAGCCCTGAACGTGCGGCTCGGGCAAAGGTAGCCATAGACCAACTTAATAAGTCCATTGATACCCAAACACAGGCACTCACTAAACAGGTGCAGCAGCAACAGTTGGTACAGCGTGCAGCACAACAGGAATTGGGTATTATACAGAAGTTGCAAGATAAGTTGCAGGATTTAAACAGGGCAAGAACGAGCCAAACTACTGTACAGGGGATAAAGGATATAAACAAAGAAATTGCAACACTAAATCAGGAACTAAGGCAGCTTAGCGATACTTCAGGCGGGTCAGGTGGTAATAGTGGCGGTAACAAAGGGCTTTTATCTCAATTATTCGGGGTTGGTAGTGCAGAAGGTGCAGGTAAGCAAGTATTACAGGGTGCTTTGGCAGGTGCAGGTATTGGTGTAGGTTTTAGCGTTTTGCCTGCTTTAACATCTTCATTGGTTGAATATACGTCAAAATTACTTGATGCCCGTGATGCTGAATTTGCAGCAAAAGAGGGGGTACACTCATTGAATCAGTCTTTGGTACAGCAGTTAGTAGAGTTTACCGACCTTAACAAAGTAATTACAGAGGCTTTTGGAGGGTTAAACACTTATCAGGCAGAAGTTGAGCGTGTATCAGCAATAGGTGTGCAGCGTGGCGAAGTATTCGCACAAAGGCAAAGGCAGTTTGATGCGGAACAAAACGCACGTGAAGCGGAAATATCACAGCTATCTGAATTACAGGGCGTATATAATCAGTTGACAAATGCACTTGTAAAGTATGACCAAACAAAGAATTTAGAGGGGTTACAGGAACGAATAGCAAACATAGGGCTATCCCCGATTGAATTAGCAAGGGTAAAAGCTACCATTAAAAAAACATTTGAAGAAATAAATGATTTGCCACGTGGCAGCAGGGATGCAGCACGTAAGGCATTGCGTTTGTCTGAAAATGATGAATTGATAAAGAACCGAGCGCAGACAAATGAGCGATTGAATAAGTTGATTGAAAACAATGAAACACAGCGTAAGGGATTTGTAGCACAAACCAACAGAGAAATATATGAACTATCCAAAAAGCTAAATGAAGATATAGCAAGCGAAAATGATAAGTTCGTTCAAGATGAAATTGGCAGGAAAGAAAAAACAGCCGCACTAATTGAGCAGTCATATCAAAATCAAGGTGAAGCGGCGGTAAGGGCTTTAAATATTGAGGTTGAGGCGGCAAGGAAAGCAGGTACGTTGTTTGGCAAAACTGAGGGAGAAAAACTAACTAACAAAGAAAAGTTTGATGAACGTTTTAACAACCTTGTTAAAGAAAACGAGGCTAAAAAGGAAGAGGCATTACGCCTATTCAATGTTCAACAAGTACAGGAGCAACAAAAACTAAACGAGCAACTATTACAGGGCGAAATAACGGCACTTAATCATCGTTTACAGTTACTTACAGGTACAGACTTACAGGCTAATATTGATTTACGCAATGCGGTTGCAGATAAGGAACTAATGTTGCAACGTACAGCAAATGCCAATAACTACGATGAACAAGTAAGGGCAAACGAAAAAAAGCAGCAGGAATTAATAGCAGCAGGCAAGACTGAAACAAAGGAATATCAGGACTTACTACAAACGTTATCGAACATTTACGATGACTATGCAAAAGCACAACAAAACGCCGAACTAACCAACACCACAAAACGCATTGCCAATATCCGTATGGCTTATGCTGATATTGTTGATGTGGTAGGCAAGGAAACAAAGAATTTACAATCAGCTATTGCCCGTTCATTTTCAGGCGAGCAATTAGACATTGCACAAGGTAGCGGCGGTTTCTTTGGTCGTGATTTTAAGCAGCGGTTATCGAAGCTGAGGGAAACGATAGTAACTGAGCGCAACAACATAGCACAGAATGAAAAGCTATTACCAACAGCACAGGAACGACTACAAAAGGCAACACAAACAGCAGACACAGCAAGCCCCGAAACAAAGAAAGCGGCACAGGAAGAAAAACAATCAGCCGAGCAGCAACTAAACGACATCAACACGCTTGTAAACAACAGCAAGCGCAAAGAAATTGATACAGAACGGGAACTGCTTAAAGAAAAGGTAAACGCATATTCTAAAGCCTATGAAGATATTGCAAAGGTTGCGCAAAATGGGTATAACCAAATAGCAGAATTTGAGCAGGAACAATTAGACCGTCAAATATCAGCACGTGAGGCGCAATTAAATGTCGCTTTGGAATTGGCTAAAAAAGGCAACACCGAACTACTTGAAGAAACACGAAACGCATTAAAAGCAGACCGTAAAGAACAAAGGCAGAACGCATTAGAGCAGCAGGCGATAAACAGCGCATTGCAGTTAAGTTATGCATTATTGGCTATTGCAAAGGCTACGGCAGAAGGTGGCGGTTTTGGTTCGGCAGCAACAGTAGCGGCGGCGGTTGGTGCGCTCGTTACTGGTTACGGGCTTGTAAGGTCGTTCAACAACACAACAGAAGGATTTAAAGATGGTGTTATTGACTATGCAGGTAAGGGAACGGAAACAAGCGATAGTAACACCGTAAAAATATCACGTGGCGAAAGTGTTATGACGGCTAAGGCTACCCGACAATTTAAGGACGAACTGAAGATGATGCAAATGGGTATAGACCCGTACAGGGGCTTACAGATGCCGACAAATGATAGTGATAGGGCTGTAACACGTTCGGAGTTTAACCAACAGCAAAAGACCCTTACAGACATACGGGATGCAATACAAGGCAGGGATATAAATGTTAAAACCATTACCACCCGTGACCATATCGAACACATGGTAAGTGAACAGCAAAGATTAGACAAACGCAAATACGGACAAATCAGAAAATAAACTACATTTGCAATATGAAAACAGCAACAGTAATAATTATCGCATTACTTGTAATGGCTTGTAAAAAACCATCTATGAGTAGCCCAGCTGCACCACCATCGTTAAATGTTACATTTGTACCAATATGGCGTGCAGATACCATGTACAACGGGTATCGGGTTAATGTATCGGATACTTTGATAGCATTTATGAACGGCGATACATCGGGAATTATGAACCATGATACGGTGTTGTATGTGTTCGGGTACAACTTTGATACTGCAAAATCATCATGTTTTACCGTGTGGATAGGTGCAGACCCGTTAGATACTACAACGGCATATAGTAAGTGTGTGATAAGCTATTACAGGTATTTTAGTACAGGCAGCAACAAAGCAAAATACCAACAGCAGTCAATCGGTATAAATACACGTTATCCGCATTTTTCAACAGCAGGAGATAGCTATTACTTTGGTAGATGATATATCCACAGCAAATAACTATTCAGTTACGCAAACGCCAATTAGTAAACATTTTTGGCAGCCCTGTATTTTATACGGGGTCAAATCCTATTGCACTAACTGAAACGGTTGGCACTATTGATACAACATGGCACGATTTTACAGAGTATGTAGATGGCATAGACGAGGTAATATTAGAATGGACGGTAGAGCAAGGCGAAACAGGCAGATTGCAGGACGGTGTATTTTCTACCCCAAAAAGCGTAAGCGGTGATTTGTCTTTTGAACGTGATGCATACGAATTTATTAAAGCATGGCTTGTTGAAGATGTTGCAGCACCGTTAAACCAAATAGAGGTACAGATTACCGATAATGAGTGTGGCAGGTACATAGGCTACGTTATCACAAGCCGTCAACTTGAATGGTGTCAGTATGCTGCATTGTGCGTTTTTAACCTAAATTTAAAGCAGGTTGATGATGTAACGCAATGCATACAAAGGACTCTGATTAATGACAACTGGAATGGTTGGTTTCAATCCGAACCATTTGATAACACCACAGGATTTGCAAAGTATCACCCAAGATTTACCTACTGCATTGAAAAACGTCCGAACTGGACATTAGTATTACTTTGGACACTAACAAGCTATGTGGCTATTATTATATCCGTAGTATATACGATACTATTCCCGTTGCTCATAGTTATCTACACTATCAGGCTGATTATTTACGGTATCATAGTTGTAATAAATGCACTTATATCAGTAATAAACGCAATTATTGACGTTGTAAACACATTGCCGGGGGTAGCAATCCCAAACATAGACCCGATAGATAATCCTGTGCCTGACCCGCCAGTTACGCCTATTGAGGTGTTAGCTAACTTTGCTAATATAATGATGGAAACGGCAGGTTGTGGGCGTGAACATGTTGCACCGCTTGTACGTGATTACCTTACCAATGTATGCAACAAATGCAATATTCGGGTAGATGCTACATCAGCCCCCGTTTTCTTTTCGCCAATGCTTACGGTTATTCCGAGCGACAATAACACATATGTAAAGCCAAATCCACATTTTAACGCTTGCTATTTGTTCGCTACTGTAAAGCGTGGTATAAGGCGGTTTAGAAAAATAAACCTGTTTACGGGTGAATCAGACCCCGATACTACTACATTTTGGCAGACCGAAAACGCACCTAATATATCAGGTGAAATGTTTTTAAATGAGATTTGTAAGCTATACAATCAGCAATGGCGGTTGATACTTGACCCTGCAACATCGGAATATCAGCTACAAATATACCGAGTAGATAAGCCATACACACAGCCCCCGTTATTTGATTTTAGTTTTGGCGGTGCAGACAGACCACAGATTATTGACGGTATATGTTATGAACCACAGGAAGTAAACTACCCTGCTTACATGTCATTTCTGTACGATGATGACCCTTCGGATAAATGCGGAGTAGAGGCGAATGACTTTTATAATGGGGTGCAAAATGTAACATTCGGCAACAGCATTATTAACCCATTATTTGAGGGGGAATTACAAAAGAATTCAGGTTTTGGGGCTACCCGTTTTAACTGTGATGGCGTAACTACAAATTACCTGTACGATGCTATGCAGGCTGTATTTTCAATCAGCAATTTAGGGGTAATATTTGTACCGCCTTTAGCTTTGTTGTTTGATGAATTACAAAACAAAATACAGCAATACGGGGATTATAAAATACTAATGCAGTCCGAAACAATGTCATTGCCTAAGATGTTGATATGGGATGGCGATACAGCAAATCCGAGCAGCCCGAACTATAAAAACGCCAATGCCATTAAGGATAAAATCAACATTGCAGGGACGGTATATGTAATTGGTAAGTCAGGTTATACAGGTACAGTACCGCTAATTGCACCGCCTGAAATTAACCCGTTGTATCCTACATTAGTACCCGATACTGGCGGTACGGTGTTTGTGCCGTCTACCATTACGGCGGCTGAACCGTGGATAGACATACATCCACCAAATACGTCTGTTAACATGAAGTTCCCTGATGTTGCAGCACCAACAGGCGTATATCAGGTAACGAATATATTTACAGGTGTTGAAATGTCAGCAGCAGCAATACTGGTAAATTTCCCTATGTACTTTGAGCCACATTATAAGGATACGCTATTCGATTGGTTTCACTTTTGCGATGACCCCAGAAGGTATCCGAAATTGAACAAAAAATGGATGCTAAAAATACCGTTGTGCTGTGATAATATAGAAATTTTGCGATTAACCAACACAATTAACGAACAAAAACTATTAAATAGTGTACTTTTGGATACTACTTATTACAATGTAGGCATAGTTACGAGTATCACGGCAAGCTACAAACAGGACGAGGAAATAGGTAAATTTATACAATTAAGAGGCATAGTATAATGAGATTTTACGCAGATAGATTTGACCTTGAATATTTTAATCGCTTTCCTGATTTGGAGTGCTATTATGATGCTGTTTTTGCGCCGTCTGACATTATGTTACAGGCGAACGGGTATGTTTCGCTTACAGATACATTTACTATACAGGTTAATGTTTGCGACTTATCGGGTGCAGTTGTTGAAGATGCTACGGCTAACTTTGTCTACAATTTCAGGAGCATTACTATTGCAGGTGTTGTATACTACTACTGTAACATTATGTGCGACACTTACAGCGCATACATGTCAGCAAACAGATGCTTTACGTTAAAGGTAACTATATTTGATGGCACTACTACTGTATTCAACCAATGGACACAGCAGTATAAAATAGTCGTTGAATCATCTACATACGTAGCCCCTACGGTATTACAGGATGGCGTATTACTTGAACCATGTGTGCCGCCTGATAACCCTGCATTGTGTATACCCGATACGGGCGGATATATGCTATTTGAAACGTCCTTTGATTGTGCTGATACGTTTAGCGGTGATATTTACGCCGAAGGGGATATTATGTCAGCAGTAGGCGAACCGTTTTTATATCGCCGTTTCTCTCACATTTTATCACGTTTGCGGAAAGCCCCGAATGAGATAGTAAGAATAGTTAGTAGAAATTGCAGAACACAAAAAACACAGATAAAGCCGTCATTAGAATACTTTGCAAATATACATTTCCCTGAATGGAAGATGGAAGATGTAGAGGGCATGTTCTTAGGTAATAAACTGTACATTGACGGCGTGCAGTACGAGAATGACGGCGGCATATATTTTGAGCAATTAGGAACAGCTAAGGAATGCCAGTTCATTTATAAGTTTTCGGCAATAATGCACAAGTGTTTGCAATGGCAGATATTCGGCTGTGTGCCTAATTGCGAAGCACTTGCAAGCTACTATCTATTCCCTGATGCTTTTGAGCGGTTGTATGACGATGCACTAAGATTGATTGCAACAACCCCAGAACAGCTACTAATTTACTTTGAATCAATACCCGATACAACCGCTACGGAATTGTCTTTTTACTTGCCATGCCAATATGACACAGTTATAAAGGTACAATCAAGCGGCGTTTTGCCTAAGTTTATCTATGTTGATGAACCAACACCATCACAGCGAGTATATCCGAAACAACTATCAGCAAATACATCTGATTTGTCTGCATTGTGCAACGGTGTAACTAACAACAATCAAGTTCCCGTGCCAAACATTACAGGTTATGACAGCGTGAGCGCAAATGTAGAAACAATAGTAGTAACAGCAGGGCAGGGCTGGACGGTACAAGGTGCGTTTACATCGGCTACTAACTTTAACGGTTATGGTGTGCTGAATTTGTCATTAAGCACTAATACAATATCCCCGTACATAAATGAGGTTATAGCTACAATTTCAGCAGAAGGCAGACCGACAGGGGATATACTCGTAGTGCCTACTGATAACGGGAATATGCCGCCAGCATCTACATTGGTAATAGGTGCAGACGGTACGATTACATATACAGGCAGCGCAACAAACCAAATAGGGAACGACTACTATGTCGAATTATTCATGATTAGATACTTACTATAATGGCACAGTTAATACGAATATACATATCGGACGATGACAGTTCAACAGCGTTTTACGAAACACAATACAGGATAGTTGGCGCTACTGCATATACACAGCAGATAGATAACTACCCGTTGCCTGTTTATGAAACGGTTAGCCCTGTTTTTGAAAGTTCATTTATAGGCATTTCACCACTTGCAGATGCTACTGATTACGAATGTCAGGTAAGAAGATTTAGCACAACAAACCAGTATAGTGATTGGGTTGATTACACATTTACAACAGGTTCATAATGGCAACATTTCAGATAACAAATCCTTTCGGTGAAACGTTTGCAGTGTATATTGACGGTGGCACAACACCTGTATACTGCTTTACTGTGAGTGCTTGTGAATGTCCTGTATTGGAGCAAGTAGGCGTTACGTTGGTGTCAGGTTCTTACTACGGTGTATTCACATTTGATATGGCAGGTGGGTTTCCTTGCCCGTTTAAAATGGAAGTAACAACAGCATTTACATCAGGAACATTTACTATTGATAGTCTTTCAGACCTTGATTTTGTTAGCGGTACATTGTATTCTAAAACATTTATCATTGGTGGCGTTGGTGCTATGAGTTATACAATATCCACTATTGTAGAAGGTGCAGAAAGTATACTATGTTATGAGGGTGCTGAAAGTTATGATTGCACTTCGCCAGTAGTACAAACGGTATCACTAAGACAGGAAGGTACATGTGATACTACACGGACATTTTTTATAGACGTTGCATTTACAGGTGTTACGGGTAGTTGCCCTGTTACTGCTAACTTCACACAGATAACACCAACATCTACATACACAGGAACGGACGGTGTTACCCTTACCGTTGATGGCACATGGTCAATACCGATAAGCCCTACGAGCGTAGGAGTAAACCAATTAGTACGTTTTAGCGTTTCTGTTACCGATTGCTGCGGCGTTGTTACTACCCGTACTGCTACACTTACAACAGATTGCGAAGGACCGACAATACCACCTACGTTAAGCCTTGTTTTGGTAGGTTCTATTTACTATATGAGGGCTGTTTATGTTGATTGTGGCGCATGTTGTAACGGTGCGAATTTTAGTTGGGTACAGAATAATGTACTTACATCAGGGGTAAATGATACGGGGGTAAATAACAGTAACAATATTGATTGTGATGCAATATTCCCATTAACTATTGATTACCCGTTAGCCCCGAATTTAAGCATTTCACCATCTGAAACAGATATAAGATATTACATCAATTTTACCAATTGCTGCAATGAAGTATCGTTCTTAAACTTAATAACTATTGCAAGACCTTAAAAATATTTTTGTTTCTTATTCAAATTACCTAATTTTACAGCAACAAGCATAACTCACAGCAATTTTTTTAACCAAAAAAAACAGACGTTATGGCTTGTGCTTGCACTCCCGAAGATTTAATTGTAGTCCCAACAGGACTATGTTTAGGCGTACCACGCCAAACCACCCCATCACGTTGGGGATTTTATAACTGTAACACTTCGTTACCTGAATCAGACGACCCAGCAGTTTTGGGAGCGGCTATTAAAGTAATCTACGATGCAGGTGATATGATTATCACGCCTGAACTTACATCGTTTGCCTTTAATGAGCCTACGTATGACGAAATACAGGTTTCGCAATGTAAAACACCGTTGCAGCTTGTTGCCACTCGCTCAATAGCGTTTGAAGACCGCAACAAAATAGACGAAAGAACGCAATCCCCATTCACGGGTAATGAGTATTTCGACTATGAGTTGTGGAACTATATCACAACAAATCAGGCAAATCTTTTGCCGATTTTGATATACTGTAATGGTGATGCTAAAATAATTAATCGTAGCTTTACACTACGTACAACACTTAATTATATACCATCAAGTCAGGCAGGTGGCCCGATGACAGAGGTAAAGCAAATGTTGATGAATTTTCAGGGCGACCCGTTGA